CCTTCAGAGTAGTAATCTGGCATTTTTATGTTCCCTTAATAATCCATCAAATTTAAAATTTGAAACTTTGCTTATAGAGAAAGCACAACAACAAACAAAGACACCAGAGAAAATAAAGAAAGAAAAAAAAACAACTCTCAACAAACTTCAGCATGAACACCACCTCTTCCCTTCAGAACCAGGAGGAACTCCTCCAGATGGCAGTTGACTTCCAGACCATTGATCCGGAGAACTCCAACCCTCCAGTCACTCAGAGGGATGACCTTCTCTTCTTCTCGCAAGAGGGTATGGTCTACCGTCGCCATAGCGATCAGTTTGGTAACAAGGTATGGCTTATCCTGGGCAACTTCCTCAACGCGGTCGGTTGGTATCATGTTGAATCACCATTCGTCCATACAGTCAATGATCCAGTTACCTCAGGTCTAGTCTCCAGCAGGACTGTTAACATTTACGGGGATACTCACGTAAATGCTTACCCTGGAAATGGTCTCGTTTTCAAGATGAGCGATGTAACCTTCAGCACATGTCCTTCATTCAGTCCCGAGGAGTACAATACGAAGGACCTTCAAATTGGTGGTGTTGATGGACCACTTCTCCAGGATTTTAAGAAGCGCGAGTGGATTTACCTGTATCTCAAGGACAACCAAAATATGCTCGTAGGTTACACTTACCCCCTCATTCCGAGTCAACTTGGCGCGTCGCCTTGGAACATTATTCCTGGTAGAGTTTATGACCAATATTCTGGTCTGCCAACAAACGCATCCTATCACGACCAGGCATTCTACAATTCGGCGCTTGTTGAGAATCTCCCAGTCTTCTGTCCAACATCCTATAACAAGTATCCAACTTCCTACGAGCTGACTGGTTTCGCAGGTTGGACAGATCTCACAAATCAGGAACCACAGACACCAGATCAGTTTGACTCGTGGCAAACTGTTGATCAGGAGATTGATAATGAAGTAGTTCAGAGTGTCGTTGACCAGATCCTGAATGATCCCGATGAACAGGAACCAGGACCCGAAGACGATGATACAGGGTTCACTACTCCTGACTCACTTTCAGACAGCGGAGTATCATCTTCATCTTCATCTTCATCATCATCATCCAGTTCCCGGAGTCAAGTGGGTGATGACGAGTGTCCAGTTGCACGGGTTCTAGATTATGGTTCTCCATCACCCTCATCAGTAGAAGGGAGTGTTTCATCATACACATCTAGTTCGGAGTCATCCTACATTCCAAGCGATTCCAGTTCAGAATACTCTGACGACTGGACATACGACCAAGGTTATGATGACTGGGATCCCTCAGTCCTGCGTCTCCGCCGCTGCGATCCTTTCTGTGGTGAATGGTTCACGAAGTCTGAATTCGTAGATTACTATGGAGATTCTAGTCTATGGCACATGCTTGCGCCTGAAAAGGAAGCAGAGCGTTTCATGATTGAAACTATCATTTTCAGGAACCGTTCTCTCCTGAGTGATAAGAACGTGAATCACCTTCTTAGTAAGATGCTTAAGACTTTCATGAACCTTTGAGTTATCCTTCTAGATTAATATTATAAAACCAATCATTAAAATTTTTTTTGTTATGTTCGTATTTTTTTGGACCATTTTTTACTATATCCTGAAAATTACTTTCTCGGTCATAACCATTGCTTCCACCCGCAGGATGAAAAAATATAGAATAATCTTCCAAATTACATGATACTATTTCTATATGACCCATACCCATATATCGGAATCCAAAATCAAATACATTTTCTTGATCATTATTTTTATATTGCTCATATATTTCTAATGCTCTTTGTATGGTCATAATAGTCCATTCTCCTAAATAAACTTCTCTTTCCATATTTCCGATTATTTCATAAATATTTTTCACGTTACAATTTAAACCACGTGGTAGTTCTTTTATTTCTTTAAAATCAATGTTGAATAGTCCCTTATTTTCATCTTGAAGGAAAAAACCAACATTCATTGAATCGTATCCTTCATTTGATATTTTACTTTTTTGTAAGACTTCATTTATCTTGAATATACGTTCTATATTCTGATCCATATTTATAATTATATATATAAATTTGAAATATATCTTTATATTTTAGAAAACAAAATGCCACGCTTAGAATTTCTTGTTATATGCTTTCTTCAATATATCGTAGTTTATACGTCTTTCATATTAATGATAAGTTTTATGAAAACAGTTGATGCAATTCCTCTAATAAATAGAACAAATCCTTATTATGAAAGACATCTAGAACATATTAATTCAGCATAAAAAAATAATAGATAATATATATCAATGGAAATAAGCGGTTTAGATTTTTTTTTAATTAATGTATTATCATATATTGCTGGGTTAAGTACAGGGTTACTGGTATGTTGTAAGCATAAAGAAAAATTTTTCTGTAGTTCAGAAAATAAAGAAAGGGAATTAGATGGATTTCAAGCACAACCTTATTCCCCTCCTCCTCAAGCAGCAGTATTGGCTAGTGCTCCTCCACCGGAACAACTTAATAAGGGTGTCAGGATAGTCCTAGAATAAATCCTCACCAAGGATAATAATTCTCATTTTTTGTCTTCTCGCGATTTTCAAGACTCCATCTATGTAGATTACGTTCATTTGTTTTTACTGAAAAGAACTTCTTATTCGTATATTCGCATAGAAGTTTATCGAATACACTACTCCTACTTCTGAGCAATTTTGAGTATGTATCGTCGGTCAAAACATAACCATACATTTCAACGGTGAATGCTCTTACAATATTCAACCTTGAATTATTAATCGGACTGAAAACACGATGTTTCATAGTCAGTTTTTACTATATTAATTAGATTAATTTCAAATTTTTTAATCTCCTACAAGATATATCCATTTTGGATCATTTGTTTTCCATAAAATAGGTTTAAAATTTCTTTTTAACGAATATAATATCATTTTTTTCTCTACATTTAGAATTGTTTCATATCTATTAAAAGAAATACTATTACAAATTTCTTTTATCATTAATGATAATGTATCTATATTTCTCATCTTACATTTCTTATATATATTCTTATAAAAGTAGGATCGCAAATAATAACATAATTCAAAAATAAAACGGATATCATAAAACTCACCTCTTACATTAAATACTGTATTTACATCTAGAGATTTTTTCATTAACATTATTTCTTCTTCTTTTGTATATTTAAATCGCTTCAAACAATCATGAAAAAGTAAGTAATCATGATTAATATATTGAAATATTTCGTTTCTAACCATACCTTTGTATAAAAAAAATGATATCTTATTTGTTTTGGTAAAGTTTATTTTATCATTGAAATTTAATAAACCAAAAATTTTATTAATAATATCTTCATGTATATAGATACTATTTATGTCCATTAATATATTTATTTTTTAGTTCTCCATAAATACTTTTCATTTTCAATTCATATATGAATTGATATTTTTTCTTTTCTTCATTATATTTTTCTTCAGTTATATCTCCATTATTGTATTTCCTCGTAAGACATGATTTTATTCTTGTAAATCCTGTTTTTTGTTCTATTGATGTTACTATATGGTGGCATGCAAGGCAAAGGATTTGACATTTATCTATTTCCGAAAAGATATCTTTCATATCATCTCCTCTATCAACCATACAACATATAGAATCATTCTTATCAAACATATTCAAATGATCATAATGAAATCTTTCACCCTTACATCTCTTTATTTTATTACAAATACAACATTGTACTTTTTTATATTCACTTATTTCTGTCCACATAATTTCTCTCTCCCCAATATGGGAATCCCAACAATAGTCGCAAACAATTTTATCTCTCCATATTCGGTTCTTTGAAAACTCTAAAATAACATCACTACAATTTAAACAACAACACTTATGGATATTATCAATGAAATTATTTATATCCATTCTTCTATCAATCCATACATCTGCTGATATTTCAGAATATAATGTTTTACAAGAATTTACACTTATACCTAAGGTTTTTGCCAATAGTTCAAACATTTCATCATCATCATAATCTGCTAAACAATCAATATTCATAATATATCTTTTAATTTTATCTTTCTTTTCATTATCTTCTTTTATTTTAACAGGACATATTAATTGCTTTTTATTATTATGACCAGGTAATCCACAATCCTTACATACTTTTCTCTTTTTATCAATACCCACAAGAGTAGTTAATTCAATTATAACATTGTTTCTATAATGATTACTGATATCCATTTTTATTTATATTCATTTTTTTTTATCAAATTTATTTATAACTATTTAAGAATCTTATAATTCTAGGTAATTCATCCAATGACTTTATTAAGAAGTCTGGGTTTGCTTCAGAAAGTATATTTTTACTTTCATTTAGTTTATTTTCCATTTCATCGTTTGTAAGTTTATATTCATCATCTATTTCACACATTTTCATATATGTTGACCATTTATAAACACCAACTGTAATACATCCCGCATTTTTACCTTCCTCAATACCTACCTGGGTATCATCAATTTTAATAACGTTCTGGGGATTTTTAATCTGAAGTTTTTCCATATTTTCATATATCATATATGGATGGGGTCTTGAAGGTCTATTTAAACAGGTTGATGATACATAATTATCTATAAATATTTTATTATCATCTAATTTATATTTAACATTTTTCATTATTTCTTTGTTAAAACCAGTTGTAACACCAGTTTTAATACGTTTATTTTGAAGATATTGTATCATACCTTTTGTTTCAGGTATTATATCCATATATTCAATTGTATTTAACTTTTGAATTTCATTAAAATCATTATAAATTCCTTCCTCTTCTCCATTATTAGGTATATTACCATATTTATTCATCCAGTCTATACAAACATATGGATCTTTCAATATTTCTTGTATATGATTTAATTTATGCATACCCATATCTCTGAAGATAAGTCTATCATCTATACGTATGTTCCTTTTTTGAAAAGCATTTTTTAAAGAAAGAAAAGGTGTCCGCGAATATCTATCTACAATTGTTCCTCCTAGATCAAAAATACAAGCACGAATATTCATTTTATATTTATTTAACAATTCTTTTTTAAATCGTTAAAGTCCCATATTAATTCTTTTACAATTATATCATAATAATTATAATGTTTATTATCACTTTCTTTTATTCTTCTACTCACACTCATATGTGATGTTTTATTTTCAGGATATTGTAAATTTATATATTCTTCTATCTCTCTGAAACTATTCAGAATATGATATGTATTGTCTTTTTCATTTATAATAAGATACTTATAATTAACCATTTTATGTATTAAATAATTTATCTTTATCTATTTTATATATTTTATATATATTATTTTTATCTAGTATATTAATATAATGACACGTAAAAATAGACGGACACGTAATAAGTCCACTCGTAGAAGTTTTAGAAAAGTTAGGAGGTCTGTCCGTAAAGATAGAAGGTCATCTCGTAAAGTTAGACGTTCAACCCGTAAAGTCAGAAGATCATCCCGCAAAGTCAGAAGATCAGTACGTAAAGATAGAAGGTCATCCCGTAAAGATAGAAGATCATCTCGTAAAGATAGAAGATCGTCTCGTAAGAGAAGGACTTTAAAGAAATTAAGACGTCGCGTAGGGGGATCAGCGGGCGGGACAATGTTGGAGAACGCTCCTGCTAACCCGAAACCGGAGGAGCAGGGGGACGCGTATTCGGGTGCGGGATCAGAGATACAAATTTTGCAGTTGGAGGATGCGCCCCGCTGGTGGGAATCATATCTGGAGGATGCATATGAAAGGAAAAATAAATTAAATAAAGCTCCGGAAAAGTTTAAAGAGGATCTAAGAAAATTATTTCGTGGGTTAAACATATTTTGTAAAGAGTGGGACCAGAAGTTGCGGAGCGCCTCTCCTATTTCGGAGAATAAGTGTATCATGGTGAAAGACGGTCCTCAGACAGGTTGGTCTCCGCATGATAAAAAACCATGGATCAGCCCGACGGGACTCGCAAAAATTATCTACGGTAAAAAAACCCCGATACTCGTCAAGAAAGTTTTACAGGACGTTCTTGGTGCTGGGGCGAACGTGAGTGACGGGTGGCAAGATGCGGATACGGGCCTAAGAGAAGAAGCGGAACGCCTTAATAAAGGGCACTTGACGATGAAGGAGAAAGGGCTAGAAGGACATTTGGGAGAAGAGGCTCTCAATATCGGGGCCCACATCTCTGAAAAGGTTCTGACGGAAGATGTATTTGTAAATTACGTAGTAAAAATAACTAAGGACCAGGAGCAGCAGCTGGATGCCGAGCAGCTGGATGCCGAGCAGCTGGATGCCGAGGTGGACGCTGCCGTTAAGGAGGACGGCGATGTGGCGAACGCGGGGGAGGGGCAAGTCACATATACATTTACCGTGAAAGGTAGTGGGGAGACTGCGGAGGTCTTGAAAGAAGATATTAAAAAATATCCGGTGGCGGTGGCATCCGCAATGTTAAAAAACAACATCAAAATCTACAACGACGACATAGATTATGTTACAAACGTCAAGGTGGACGGCGAGGGGTTCTTTTCAATTAAAGAAGGAGATGGAGAGGATGTAGAAAAGGAAGAGACTGCTGCTCCGCCGGCGTCTCCCCAGTCGCTGGCAATCGTGCCGGTGAAGGGTCAGCAACCACCGGTTGAGGAGGAGGGTCCGCAGGAGCAACCGCTGGTTGAGGAGGTGGAAGATGTCCTATCACAAGGAGAAGTAGAGCGCGCTAAGGAGGAAGAGACTGCTGCTCCGCCGGCGTCTCCCCAGTCGCTGGCAATCGTGCCGGTGAAGGGTCAGCAACCACCGGTTGAGGAGGAGGGTCCGCAGGAGCAACCGCCGGTTGAGGAGGTGGAAGATGTCCTATCACGAAGAGAAGTAGCGCGCGCTGAGGAGGTTGACTCCAATATACAGGACGGGGGTGCGGGTGATTCTGAAGTTAGTATTGAGATTGAGATTGAATACCTTAACAGAAACCCAGACGGTAAGGTGCCGGACGTGAGCGACGAGTTTTTCAGTGCTAGGCCCGGTTTGGAAGTCTTGGACCCGGGCAATGTCAAGTTTACACCTATGGAAAAAGACAAGGTCGCCAAAGTTAAAAACGCGGTGCTGGCATGGACGAAGGGGGACGAAGCGCAACAATCAAGTATCTACCAGGAACAGAAGGCGGTGGAGGAGGAGGAAAAAACAAAACAGTTGGAGAAAGAGGCGGCGGAGAAGCTGGCGGCGACGAAAAAGGGCAATGAAGGCATTCAATCAGTGGACAGCGATGAGGGGAAAAGTGCTAGTAGTGATGCTAGTAGTGGTGTTAGTAGTATTAGAAGTGATAATGCTAGTAGTGATGCTAGTAGTATTAGAACGGATGATGATGTTAGTACGGGATCCGATGATAGTAGTGACAAAGGGGATGATTTATTAATAGATATACTTACAGAAGTTAAGAAACTCTCAAAAGAGTGTGGTTATTATTCTAAATATCCAGATATGTCTAGTTATTTAGCACTTCTTAATCAAGCAGTAAATGATGACGATGTTAATAAGTATAATAGAATTATAAATGAAATACGTCAACATTTAAATGATAAATTCCCTAATATAGATTTAGATGGCCTAAAAATCATAGAAGAAAACGAAGAACGTGAATATGATATGGAACAACAAAATACAGAAAACAATAATTTCATAAGTGAAATTTTAGATTCGCATAGTTCAGATTAATCATATTAGTTTAAAGATATTTTTATAATATATTATTATTTATGTTTGAAGATTATTCTCCAGAGATTCAAGATTTTATTAAAAACATAGGATTATATGTTTTTACTAAATTTAATTTTCATAAATTAAAAGAAGAAGATATCCTCCAGAACTGTTCTAATAATTCTGTAGAGGATATCGTTCAGAATTATGAAGAAAAGTTATCACTTATAAAACAAGTAAATAACGATACATTATCCGAAATAAGGGATAATAATGACTCAATATTAAAACATAAACATTCTATGATAGAAGACTTACATGATCAAATACATAGTATGAAAATATCAGAATCAGAAAATATTCAAAATGCACTACAACAAAACAACATGCTCCATGAATTAGAAAAACAAAATTTAATAAACCAAATTACATCCCTAAAGGAAGGACAAACTGTTAAAGAATTGATTGAAACTCGTTTCTGTGATAAAAAAGAGTTTAATAACCCTACGGAACAAGGTGACTATGCTGAAAAAATATTAGATACAATAATTAATGAAGGATTACCATTTGATGATAAAATTAAAATAGAAGATACAAGTGATTATGGTGGTTCCGGTGATAGAATTATAACTTTTGGTAATGGTTGTCGTTTAATGGTTGAAGTTAAAAATAAAGATCCTGTTAAAAAAACAGATGTTGATGAATTTGAAAGACATTATACGAAAGATTTTAAAGAAGATAAAGTAGATTTAGCATTATTTTTATCTTATAGAACACCCCAGATACCTCAAAAATGTAAAGCAATTATACCAACATACAAAGAAAATGATAAAGTAATTTATTTTGGTATCATTGATTCTCTTGATAAAGAACAAAAGAAATTTAAGATTAAAAACTGTTTAGAAGAAATATTTCAATCATTTGAAAGAGATAATAAACGTTCAAAAGCAGATAAAGAAAGTGATAAAAATAAAGTCAACATTTATAATATTCTTTTAAAAGAATTGAGGGATAATTTATCACATACAGATAAGTCTATTAAAGAAAGTTCTGTAAATATGGAAACATTAACACAACGTAGAGTAAATATTGTAAAGCAACTCAATACAATTTTTAGAATGATACATTCAGAAAATATTAATGTAGATAAATCTCTTCTAGATGATAAGTTATATAGACATGAAATTATTGAACGTATCAAAGACTGGTTTAAAACCGCAGATGATATAAAGAAAAAGGATTGGAAAAAGAATATGAAAAGAGATATAAAAGAAACATGGTCAGATTATGATATAGGTATACTAACGCGAATTAAACGTTCAGAATTCACAATATGATAATATATCTATTATATATATATATATATGAAGGATAAAGTTAGGCGCAGATCGCAACGGAAGTCACAACGCAGATCGCAACGGAAGTCACAACGCAGATCGCAACGGAAGTCACAACGCAGATCGCAACGAAAGTCACAACGGAAATCTCAACGGAAATCGCAACGGAAATCGCAACGGAAATCGCAACGCAGACCGCAACGGAAATCGCAACGCAGATCGCAACGGAAATCGCAACGCAGATCGCAACGGAATAGTAATCAACTGGCTGGTCGCGATGTTTCAAATGGACCAGATAGGACTACGAGTGTTTTTAGTAAACCCCGATTGGATTTATCGGGTATTAATGAAATTGAAGTCAATGTACCCGGTATGAAAACACCATTAATTACCAAACCGATATTACAAGACATACCCTCATTACAAACACCTGAAAGACAATCTGATTTCTACGGATGGTTTTATGGAAATGATATAAGTGTCTTAGATATCAAAGATAAAACTTATAATGATTTTTCACGAGAATATACTTATAAGTTCCCACATAAAGTAATGAGTATAGATGAAAAATACAAATCGGATAAAATAGATATATATAGTTTTCCGAAAGAAATCTTAGGGGAGAGTGTTTATTATTTATTTGATTTATTATGTGAAGGCGACGGAGAAGATATAAGTGAACATATTTTGTGGTATGAGTCATTACCGACTATCTTTATTAATGGACCATACCGTTCTTATAATGATGGAGTGGTTTATTACGATGATAATAAAAAAGAAAAAATGTATGAATACGAAGAATTGGATGGATACGAAGAATTGGATGGTGGGGGTAACTTATTTGCTTCTAGTCCTTTAACAGAATTAAAGGTGGTTTCCAAGGGAGTTAATGTATCAAGTGGTATATATTTCTTATCACTACCAAATCAACGTGATAAAGGTGAGTTGAATAAATTATTTAATTTAATGAAAGGGTATGGGATAACGGATATAGTCAGTTTTCAATCATGTGCTGGAATCCGACAATCAAATGAAGGTCCTCAAGCGTTAAGAAATTGGTTATTAGAATTTTATAATCCAAAACGTCCAGAATTATGGTCAAATTGTCAATATTTATATACAAAAACGAATGAAAATGGAGATCTGGTTGATGCTAAAGGTGATTTAGTAGATCAAAGCGTGGTTGACAAGTTACTAAAACACGAAGACGGAAGACCACTCGTTGACCTACAAGACAAAGTATGGACCGGACATGAAAATACATTCATTGAGGACCATGTTTATATGTCTTATCTAACAAAAAGCAATACTGTCCTTGATTATAAGGTCAGTTTTGATAACGATGGTGAAAATTTGGAAAAAGCAATTCCATTAGATTATGAAAACTGGAATATACATTGGTCAGATGGTTCTGCCGGTAATGAAACAATGTGGTCATTATTAACATCTTGTATTTTACGAACAACATGCTACGAAAAAGGTAGGAGAATAGCTATCCATTGTTGGGGAGGATATGGAAGGACTGGTTCTGCTATTTTTCTCGCATTAATGTTAAAGATCATATACCTTCACCCACAAAATAGGAGTTACGTTCATAAACTATGTATTGAATGGTTTAATAATATATCAAAATTGGAAGACAAAAAGGAAATACAAAAATATGTTTATAGACTTTTTAATAAACATGGTATATTTACTGATAATCAACTTGAAAGACCCAATACAACTGAAGGATCTAAAGGAATTTATGATGAAATACTTACAGAAATCAATAGTGGAAATGGTTCTGGTGGAAATGGTCGTGCTACTCATTCTCGCGCAGCAGAGGTCCGTAAAAGAGAATTGATAAATAGTCATTGTTTAAAACAACGCATGTCTTTTATAATGCAACAATTATTTTATGTTCTTGCTATGTTCTCTGATAATGCTGATAGTTTAAGTAGTGGTTGGAACCCGTTCATGGTTGAATTGTATGAATTCTTAAAATTAAATGGTGTAATTAAACCGAAACAACCTGTCCTACAGACTGTTCCTCAAACTGTTCCCCAACCTGTTCCTCAAACTGTTCCTCAAACTGTTCCTCAAACTGTTCCTCAAACTGTTCCTGATGACCAGACACCTGATAATCCTTCATCTAGAAGTCCTTCATCTATTAATCCTTCATCTAGAAGTCCATCACTCCCTTCGCAGAGAGAACCACTCGGTTGGGGTGAATGGGGTATGGGTCATTTAAATACGATTGGAAATCGGTTAGGGGTAATATAACCGAATAGTTATTAATATACGGATACTTATTCTTTTATTACCATTTATTTGATTTTGTATAGATTTACCATGTATAGATTTATAATGTAACATATACACTTATTATATAGTAATTTTGTTATTTTAAAATTTTTTTTATGACCTTAAACACCATAACTATAAAATATATGATGTTTTTTGTAACAAACCCATAATATGTATATGAAATGATATTTATATATAAAAATAATGTAACCTGTAAAGATATCTTTTAAAACTTTTTAATTTTTTTTATAGTTATTGTAAAATATTTATTATATAATCATTTCATCTTTAAAAATGGAGATAATTATTCAATAAAAGATATCTTTTAACTTTTTGTACAATATTTTGGAATTTTATTTACATTCTTTAAGTTTTATTTATAATATTTAAGAATCTTTTAACTTTTTTATATCTTTAAGGGATATTTATTTATATTGTAAAGATATCTTTTACATTTCATATTTATATTTTGAGATCTTTAAGGGATTTTTATCTTTATTGTAAAGATATCTTTTACATTTCATATTTATATTTACATTCTTTAAGTTTTTTTGAAATGATCTTTAAAAATGTAAAGGATTTATGAAAATGTAAAGAATTCTTTAATTTTTTAGATAATGTTCGCGAATTTAAGGAATTTAATGATTGTTTCAAATATTTATACATTTTTTATGACCTTTTGTGACCATAAAATTGTATCGAAAAAATTAAATTATTTTTCAGTGTGTTTTTATTCAACGAAATTATTTTCTAAGTAATATTAAGTTTTAAAATATTTTTAAAAATTAAAATA